AATACAGACTGGTTTGAACCCAAACAAGAAACTTGCCATCTTTCAGGAATATTAGGTTTCCTTTTCAGCAAGGCCCAAGGAAGGAGAGAGCTAATTTAAGGGCGGGATATAGAGATGTACAATTTGATTCAATGAGTTAAACTTGAATAATCTTCGGTTTTTCAGTGAGTTGCCTTCATTCCTGCCGTGATTCTTTAGAAAATCCAAATGTGCAAAAAGTTTAATTTGCTTTAATTGATCTTTAATTTTCCGGCTCCTAAATTTATCCCTGGTTAAATCCTGCTTTATTTTGGAGGCACACACCTTTATCCATTAGCAAATATAGCCATTTTAGCGGCATTTCAAGGCCTTTTCAGGCATATTTCACCACACTCAGGCAATCCTCTCTCTAAGTTTAATTAGGGGCCAAAGGGGGTCAAATAGCACCTTTGGCCCCTGCTGCTTTTATTATATTTCGCCACGCCAAAAATTGGAGATGGTGCGACAGATGGTGCGACAGATGGTGCGACATCTCATAGGACAAAAATGAGTGTTTTGCTACCCATTAAGGGTCAAAATAATGCTGAAAAATGGCTTTTTTGACGGATAAGCCCCCCATTAAAACCCACAAAGGAGCATAATAAGAGGCAATATATGAGTGATTTGCGGCAGTTTAGTGTTGAAAAAGTGCGGAGAATCAAAACTTCTTGACCGCACAAAGAACTTTGAAGATGTGAGCGATCATTTCCTTCTTGATCTCCTGCGATTCATAATCGGGATTCGCCGGAACGAGTGTAAAAGTATCCTTAGAAGAGCCTTTTTTAACTCTTTTAATAGTTCTAAAACCGTTACAAGTCACTATTCCATATATATCATCAAAGTCAAGATAGTCTTGCCATGAAGGTACTTCTTTAATAAGAACCATATCCCCATTGCTAATTTCTGGTTCCATAGATTTGCCAGAAACATTACACCAAACTGCTCCTGGAATATTGAAAGGCTCAAAATCTATATAGTAATCGGGATTTGCGGTCTGGTTGTTATATACCAATTCAAAATTGGCCATAAAATCAACGTTATAATACGGAGAACCTAACTTTTTGAAGTTTTTGACAGGCATTTCACCTTTCAGCATCTCCCCTTTTCCAGTTATCAGCCAATTCAGATCCAGATCCTCAAAGTGTGAGCATATTTTCTCACACAAATCAGCTCTGATATTCCCCTTCTTATCAAGAAAGCCATTGGACAAGCCTGTCGTCTTATAAAATCTGTAACGGCTTATCCCTTTACTATCAAGATATTTCACTACTCTTTCCCTCGAAGTCATACTTTCTCCTCCTCAAAAAATCACACAAAATATTTGTATGAGAAAAAAATCTATTATATTTGCATTCGTTAAGCATTTGCATAACGGCTACAAATATAACAATTATTCTAATGAAACAGATACTCACTAAGCAAGGAGAAGTCAAGGCTATAGCACGATTTATCGGCTGTAACAGAAATACTGTTACAAGCGCTTTGCAAGGAAAATACAACACAGATCTTGCCCAGCGTATTAGAAAAGTGGCTATCAAAAGAGGTGGAGTTGAGACCGAGAAGTAATGATACGATACAACAACATATTGTGTGTTAGTTATAACGAGATAGTTCCTTCTATCTACTCCTTTGATGCTTTCAGAAAGGCTATTGAGCGTGGTAAGATCAATCGTGTCCGTCGAGCCAGCTTTGAGTCACCGGCTTTGATTGAGGTGGCTTCGCTTCCGGAGAAGATCCTGAGCAAACTTCGTGAAAAGTATGGAGAGAACTTCGACAAAGCAGCTGAGACGGACAGCCTGGAGGGTTTCTATAAACTTTCTCAGGAAGCCCTGGAGTTCTACAGGAACTGGAAGACTACAGAAGATCTGCGCCTGAGTGACAAACTCATTGAAGAATATACCGTCAATGCGAGTGTACTCATTGCGTTGCGCAAATACTATAATTACCGCTTTACATACATCAAGAGCCGTGGAGGCAGCACAAGTGGACTCTGGAAGAACGTATCTGCCATTGTTAGTTGTTTAAGAAATAAAGTTCAACATTCTCTTCCGGAGAATCCAAGGAGGTTGAAGCAGAAGTTAGAAGAGTTTGAGACGAAAGGTTATGCGGCTCTTGTAAGCGGTAAGATCAGCAACAGCAACAAGGCTCTTCTCACCGAGAGAGCCAAGGAATGGCTTCTGAGCCGCTGGACAGACCAGGTGAACAAGGTTGCGTCTATAGAGCAGCTCTATGACGAATACCTGACCAAGGCCATGACGATGAACGGATGGAAGCTCATCTCCTCTCCGAAGACCATATACAACTTCATCTATGATGAGAAGATTGTGGCAGACTGGTGGGCTTACAGATATGGAGAGCTCAAGAGCAAGGAGAAGTTCAGCTACCAGCACAAGACCAAGCTCCCTGGCATGAGAGACAGCCTCTGGTACAGCGACGGAACCAAGCTCAACTACTATTATCAGTATCTGGACAATGCTGGCAAGCGTCAGGTTGGAACCCTTCAGGTATATGAGGTTATGGACGCTTACTCTGAGGTGCTGCTGGGATTCTGCATCAGCGACAAAGAAGACTTCAAAGCGCAGTACCAGGCATACAAGATGGCCCTCCAGACCTCCGGCTACAAGCCATATCAGATTACATTCGACAACCAGGGCGGCCACAAGAAGCTTGAAAGCAGTGATTTTCTCAACAAACTGGCCCATCTGGCCATTCACACGCAGCCTTACAACGGTAAATCCAAGACCATAGAGAGCGCTTTCAACCGCTTCCAGAGCCAGTATCTGAAGAAAGACTGGTACTTCACGGGGCAGAACATCACAGCCAGGAAAGCGGAAAGCAAGGCCAATATGGAATATATACTGGCCAACAAGGAAAATCTTCCGACCAAAGACGAAATAATCAAGAGATATACAGAACGCAGGACCGAGTGGAACAACGCCATGACCTCTACCGGAAAGACCAGGATGGAAAACTACCTTTCCAGTTCCAACCCTCAGACAGTCAAGCTGAGCATAATGGATATGGTAGAGCTGTTTGCCGTCACCAGGCCGAGGGAAGTCACCTGCACTGCCGCCGGAATCAGCTTCAGGGAGCAGAACATCCGCTATGACTATATGGTTGTGGACGGTGAAGGGATGCCGGATCTGGACTGGCTGGAGAGAAACATTGGCAAGAGCTTCGTCGTGAAGTTCGATCCGGACGATATGGAGCAGGTGTTCCTGTATGACCGCGCCAGTGACGGATCTCTCCGTCTGGCCGCTATAGCCAAGACCAAGACCGTGATCCACCGAGGCAAGCAGGAGCAGGATGAGTGGGAGGCTGCGTTCATCAAGAAGGTTGAGCTTGCCAACAAGGCCAAGAGGATTGAGAGGAAGGAGAGGATGGAGGCTCTGCAGAAAGAGTTCGGCACCTCCAACGAAGATTATGGTATGGTCTCCCCTGCACTTGCAGGCATTGAAAGCAACAGGACGGCCAAGAAAAAAGGTGCTGCCAAGGCCAAGGAGCTTGTGCCTGTCAGCATCGGCGCAGTCTCCAAGGCAGAAAGCAATGCCGTGGAGGATGAAGACTTTGACCCTCTGGAGGTGATAGCCAAGATGTAAACAAATGACTCATTATAAATCCGACTTATTATGAACCAGACAGAAAAGCAGAACGTGGTAGGAGCTCTCTCGGAGTTCTGTGCCAAGATGGGCAGCCAGAACAAGGCTGCCGTAGCCCTGGGGGTGTCTCCTGCCCTCGTAAGCAGGATGCTCAAAGGGGACTGGAACCTTATCAAGGATGAGATGTGGAGGAAAGTGGCCTCCGGATGCGGTTACTCTTCCGCCACCTGGAACATCGTTGAGACCAGGGATCTTCAGACGCTGCATTACCTCTATGAAGATGCCCAGAACAACGGAACGGCCATGGCCATCACAGGCAAGGCCGGAACCGGCAAGACTCTGGCCGGAAAACAGTATTGCAGGGGCAATAAAACAGCGTTTATCCTCTGCTGCAACGAATACTGGAACAAGAAGATGTTCCTGCAGGAGCTGCTGGCTGTCATGGGAAGTGACTGGAGCGGTTATACGACAGCAGACATGATGTATGCCATCGTAAAGAAGATCAAGAGCATTGACCATCCTCTGCTTATCCTGGATGAAGCTGACAAGCTGAACGACAACCTGCTCTACTTCTTCATCACGATTTACAACTCACTTGAAGATCACCTGGGTACTCTGCGCTGCGGCCTCATCCTTCAGGCCACCTCGTTCCTGGAGAAGAGGATCAACCGAGGTGTGAAGCTCAACAAGAAAGGCTACAACGAAATCTACAGCCGTATCTGCCGGAGGTTCATACCTCTGAACGGGGTCTCCAACAGAGACATAACTATGGTATGCCAGGCCAACGGCCTAGAAGACACAGATGATATCAGGGATGTGATTGAAGACAGCGAAGGAGACCTCAGGAGAGTAAGGCGCAGAATCCATTCCCTGAAGATAAAGCATGAGCAGCAGCTGAAGGAGGCGGTATGAACAAGGCGTTGAGCATATACCAGGTGCTTTCTTCCAGAAACGACACCCTTTCCTTTGACGGCATCTGGAAAGATGCTATCGGCAATCCGGCAGCTTGCGGCAGCTGGATTATCTGGGGTCAGAGTTTCAACGGAAAAACCGCTTTCGCCATGCAGCTGGCCAAGTACCTGTGCAGGTTCGGCAAGGTGCTTTACAACAGTATGGAGGAAGGCATAGGACGCAGTATCCAGGTTGCCATAGAGAGGACAGACATGTCTTCTGTGGCAAGGAGGTTCAACCTTCTGGACTGCGAGGACATAGAAGACCTTGTCCAGAGGCTCTCCGCCAAGAAGCATCCCAAGATCGTGATTATGGACAGCATCCAGTACAGCGGAATCAACTATGCTCAATACAAAGAAATCAAGCGGAAGTTCAACGATATCCTCTGGATCTGGATCAGCCAGGCGGAAGGCAGGCTTCCTGAAGGCCGTCTGGCCAACCGTGTCAGGTATGACGCTATGGTCAAGATCCGAGTGGAAGGCTACAGGGCATACGTCAACAGCCGTTTCAAGGCTGATTATCAAGGACAGAACTACATCACAGTCTGGGATGAGGGTGCCAGAAGGTATTGGGGTGAAAATGAACAATAGTATGGAAAAGAGCAGAACAATCAGGAAAAGAAGCGGCAAATCAGCCTTCGGAGCGTTCTACCGGTACCTCCAGGGGCTTGAGAACTACAGCAAGGATTATGCTGACGACCTCAAGTGCAGCATTATCTCCGAGTTCAGCGGTGGAAGGACCACTTCTCTGAAGACCATCTACGAAGATTATCCTCAGGAATACTTCCGGATGATGGAGTGGCTCAAGGGCCAGCAGACGAGAGCGGCCTACACCAACGAGGGAGAGACCTGGAGAAGACGTGTCATAGCCGCCATCTGCAGCTACCTGGACGCAACAGGAAGACGTTTTGACTCTAAGGGCAAGAAGATCTCCTATGCCATCACCATGGCGTGCAGGAGTGCCAACTGCAAGAGCTTCAACAAGATTTCCGTAACGGCTTTGCGCAGGGTGTACAACACCTTCGGCTTCCTGAAGAAAGACGAGGCAGCCCTGGACAGCAAGGGCTATATGGACGCAACTGCAAAGGAATGGAACCAGGCTGTTCAAAGGGCCTTGGAATCCAACAACATAAAAACTGAATCAATCAACAATTAAAATACTGATACAATGGCAAGCATTATCGTTATCACCGACACCAGCAAGCTATCTCCTGCTGCTCAGGTCGGGATCAAGGAAATTGAAGTAAGGTCTTTCAAGGCCATCCTCAAGCGCAGAGAGCTCATCATCGAGAAGCGCAACAAGGAGAGCGCAGAACTGTCTCAGGCAACCCAGAAACTCATTGAATCCACCAACCAGATCCGCAGAGAACTGATGGTTACGGAGGCTGAACTTAGACAACTCAAGAACGGAATCACAAAGAACTAGGAATATGGAAAATCAGACGAAATCTGTTGTAATGACAGCAGAAGAGCAGGCCGAATTTGCAGCTTTCAAGGCCGAAAAAGAGAAGAAAGCTGCGGAACAGAAAGCCCAGGAGCAGCGTCAGACCTACCGCCAGATGGTGGATGATGAGATTGCTGCGGCCATTCCGGAACTCAAGGGGCTCAGCGACGACATCAAGGTGGCCAAGGACTCCGTGCTGGAGAACTTCAAGGCCATCCTGGCAATCAAAGGCGAGATGTTCAACCAGCGCCACGGCAAGGACATGAACTTCTACTCCCACACGTTCACCAACTCCGAGGGAACCAAGAAGATCACCATCGGCCAGTATATGAACGACAATTACCTGGACACCGCAGAGAACGGAATCCAGATGATTACGGAGTATATCCAGTCTCTGGCCACTGATGCCAAGAGCCAGGCTTTGGTGGGTATGGTAATGAAGCTTCTGGCAAAGGATGCTAAGGGTACACTCAAGGCGCAGCGCATCATCCAGCTCCGCAAAATCGCCGATGAGACCGGAGACGAGAAGTTCATCCAGGGAGTGAAGATCATCGAGGAGGCTTACTGTCCGATACCGTCCAAGACCTTTGTCAGAGCCTGGGAGAAGGACGAAAAGACCAACGCCTGGAAGCCGATACCTCTAGGAATGACTGAGTCATGACATCCTATCCGGTGACGCTTGTCCTGAGGAGGACTATGAGTCGGGGGAAGTTCGGGGAGCTTATATGTGAATCCCCGTCCGGAGAGAAAGATCTGGACATTCACTACCTCCACAACATCTTCCCCTCACTCTTTGGGGGCGTTGATGAGAAGACCAGAGAATTTGAGATAACCTTTAACGTAAAAGAACTGAAGCACAAATAAGAAACCGGCCTCATCCCGAAGGAATCAGCCGGATAAATCAAGAAGCAAGGCAAATATATGAATTTTCGGGATAAAAATGGCAAAGAAAAGACGGGGATTGAGCTACAAGAAGAAGGTGGCAGACATCAACAGGATATATGATGCCCACGCCAAGGACGGTCTCTCCAACAGGGAGATATGGCGCAGATACATCTATCCTGTCTATGCCATCAGCGAAAGAACCCTCTACAACATCCTGGGAGCTTCCATGGAGCCTCAGAACATTATCCCGGATGACCAGCTGACCTTATTTGACTTTACTGAACAAAAGAACTGATGGACGAACGCAACATAATAAAGAAGATACTCGCAGACATCAGGGTGGAAGCAGCCTCGGAGTTTGACAGGAACTTTGAGAGACAGGCTTTCTTCTCTGAAGCCTGGCAGAGACGCAAGAGTCCGTCCAGATCCCAGAGAGGGACACTCATCAGCTCAGGGGCACTAAGGCGCAGCATTACCAGCAAGAGCGACGATACCAGCATTACTTTCTTTACCTCCCTACCATACGCAGCCATCCATAATGAGGGCGGAGAAATTAAGGTTACGGCCCGGATGAAAGCCTTCTTCTGGCATAAATACTATGAGGCAACAGGAGGGTTCAAGAGGAAGAAGGACGGATCGCTGAGCAAAAGCAAAGCCCAGGTGCAGCTCTCCACGGAAGCCGAGTTCTGGAAGCACCTCGCCCTGATGAAGGAGGGAAAGACAATCCGGATTCCAAGGAGACGTTTCCTGGGAACTTCTCCGGAACTGGAGCAGATGGTAAAGCGCATCATAGAACACAATCTGGAACTCTATTCCAGGACAATCATAGACAACCTAAAAAAGAACATTTAAACACTGTTAAAGCACTTGAACAATGAACAAATCAGACAAAACGGCATTGCTTCTATTTGTACTTCTACTTGGAGTAGCTTTGGGAGTGGTAATCTACGGCCTTGAAAGAGTTATGAAATACAAGTCCAGAAACAAGCAGGCAGTACCGGCAGAACAGACCGATACAGTGCAGCCAATCATCCTATATGAGGATATCTGGGATAAGGCTATGCCATTAAAAGAGGAGGATCTATGATGTTAGCAGCCTTCATATTCGCCACAATTCTCTGCATTGCCTTCGCTTTTGTGTACCACTTTGCCTATATCAAGGGATACAAAGAGGGTTATGAAGACGGTTATCACGATGGATACCATGAAGGATATGAGGATGCTCTAAATGATTTAGAAAAGACAATCAAACAAAAAAACTGACAACGATAATGACAATTCAGGAGTATAAAGACAAGTTTCAAGAGCTTGCCGAGCAATTGGAGAAAGAACATGGTGGATACAAGAGCATATCCATTGGCAAAGAGTCTTTCATACCTGTAGGAGGGTTTGAAAGTACATATACGGAAGTTACAATACAGTTTTAGTCATGAGAAAAGAACTATACCAAGACCTGATCGCAGCCCTCAAGCTCATCAAAGATGAGAACGATCAGCCGAAAATCAAGCACATTGACCTCTGGAATCAGAATGTGGCCTTTATCTCTGAGGATGAATCCTGGCCAATGCCGGCAGTGTTCATCGAGTTTGGGCAGATAGACTGGAAACCACTCAACGGCCCTCAGAAGTCCTGGACAGGCACCGGCACTGTCATGCTGCACATTGTCACAGAGTGGCAAGGCTCTGCCGCTGATGGCAGCTCTGAGATGGACGGCAACCTGGAATGCTGGAGCCTAGCAGAAGAGATCCAGCAGAAGGTTGAAGGTGGTTGTGGAAACTCCTACCGGAATATTTCCCTGCAGCAGACCCTCACCAACCATAACCACGAAGACATCGTAGAAAACATTGAAATCTACAAGGTAAACCTTCAGAGAACATTATAAGCCATGGAAACGGGCGATATCAAGCTTCTTTACATTGACTTGTTTTGTGGGGCAGGTGGCACTACTACAGGCGTTGAGCGTGCCCGTGTGATGGGGACCAAGGTCGCAAAGGTCATTGCCTGCGTCAATCACGATCCGCACGCAATTGAATCGCACTTGGCAAACCATCCTGGAGTCGTCCACTTCACAGAGGACATCCGGACGCTGGAACTGTCGGGGCTGGTGGAAATCGCTGCAAAGCAGAGGCAAGAGAACCCAGGTGCCATGCTTGTACTCTGGGCCAGTCTGGAGTGCACCAATTTCAGCAAGGCAAAGGGCGGCATGCCCAGAGACGCTGACAGCCGGACGCTGGCAGAGCATCTATTCCGGTATATTGAGGCTTTGAAGCCGGATTACATTCAGATTGAGAATGTGAGGGAGTTTATGTCCTGGGGAGAGCTGGACACAAACGGCAAGCCTGTGAGCAAGGATAAGGGCAGACTCTATCTCCGATGGGTTAACAAGGTAAGGCGGTACGGGTTCAACTTTGACTGGCGCATTCTCAATGCTGCAGATTACGGTGCATACACCTCACGGGAACGGTACTATGGCCTTTTTGCCAAGAAAGGGATGAAGATAGCCTTTCCAGAACCGACTCACCAGCGCAACCCTCTGCCAAGCCTATTCGGCACCTTGAAGCCATGGAAACCTGTAAGGGAGGTACTTGACCTTGACGATATAGGAAAATCCATCTTCCGTCAAAAGAAGCTGGCAGAAAAGACACTTGAACGCATTTATGCCGGACTGATAAAGTTTGTGGCCGGAGGCAAAGATTCTTTCCTGGTAAAGTACAATTCAATGAATCAGCGAGGCAAGTATGTTCCACCGTCTCTAGATGAGCCGTGCCCTGTTGTAGCTACGCAGAACAGGCTTGCACTTGCAAGGGTTCAGTGGCTGTCAAAGCAGTATTCCGGTTCCCCAAACGATAAGAACATTTCCATTGATGGCCCAGCCAGCACCATTACTTGCATAGACCATCACGCCTTCATTACCACTTACTATGGAAACGGACAGGCCGTGTCTTTGGAAGATCCATCACCGACCATCCCCACAAGGGACAAAATTGCTCTCAATACGATTCAGTTTCTGGATCAGCAGTATGGCGCAGGAAAGCCCTCATCCATTGAAAGGCCAGCTGGGACCGTCACAACCATACCGAAACTCAACCTGGTTTCTGTCCAAAGAGACAATTTCCTGTTGAATCCTCAGTTTGGTTCAGAGGGTTCCTCCATTGACCGACCTTGTTTCACGCTCATTGCGAGGATGGACAAAAAGCCTCCATATATTGTGACGGCAGAGTACGGGGCATCCATAGCGGTGTACGAGGATGACAGTCCAATGGAAGTCCAGATTAAGGAGTTCATGGCTATGTATGGAATTTGTGACATCTACATGCGGATGCTTAACGAGAAGGAATTGCTGAGAATCCAGGGATTCGGTGACAACTACAAGCTGGTGGGCACAACTGCAGAGAGAAAGAAGTACATAGGCAATGCCGTAGAGACACACCAGGCAGCAGCTCTCTGCCAAAGCCTGGCAATGGCAATGTAAGATAATTTAAACATAAGGACAGCAAGTAGTATTAAATAGTGATGTCAATGCCGCCGCCAGCCTCAAATCCGAAGCTGGCGGTCTCTTTTTTCCAGGATTGTGTAAACAAATCCAGAATTAACAAAATCTGAGGGGAGGACAGGATAAATTTATCGTTTGGCATTCTTTTTTCGGATCCGTGCATTATATTTGCATTGGATCCAAGAAAATTTCAATCATTATGGATAGCATAATAGCATTTTTATTGGAACACGCACCTTGGGTAGTTCTAGTTTTGTTAACTGTAGTAGGAACATGGAAAGTGGCGAAGTACCATTCTTCTGTTGAAGACTACAAAAGGAAGGTCGATAAGTTGCCCTGCGAATCTCATAGCAACTCATTACGTAATTTGTCGGATATCAAGGATGCGGTTTTATCTACAAATGATATAGTTACAGAATTATCAAAATGGGTGATGCGCACAGATACTTCTATGATAGATATTTTAGCCCCCAAACATAGTCCAAGAGTAATGACAGAGTTGGGCAAAAAATTATTTGAAATATCAAAAGCAAAAGCAACCATTGATAATAATAAGGATTTTTTTATTGCTGAGATAGAAAAAACAACACCGAAAACCGCATTTGACGTTGAAGATAATGCTCTTGAGGTTCTTTTGAAGAACTTGTCAAATGATATTTTTCAGGATATAAAGAATTACATATATAATGAGCCTGATGAAATTCCCCTTAAAACAAATAATAACGATACGGTTCGAATAAGAATCTCCTTAACCATTATATTGAGACTAATGGCTATAGAATTACGTGATATTTATTTAAACAAGCATCCGGAACTGGTCTCCATCAATGTGCCTAAAGAGGCTACTAAAGATCAAAACATATCCAAATAGGCAATGGAGGTCGGAGAAAACCGGCCTTTATTGTTTTTGAGGCTGAAGACTATGCTGCCTTGGGTGAGGTCGGCCCAGATGATGCGGTATATCCAAGCTAGGGTACTCATAGGGTGTGTTCGCATCCCTTTTTATACATTTGCGAAAAAGTATGCGTAACAGTCTCGGATATAACTACAAAGTGCTGGACCTCGTTTTAGACATGTTTGATTCTTCCACAAACGGAATCATAGCCGCAGAAGATTTATATAGAGGAAAGAGTTCTTTTCCTTCCGATCAAAATAAAGTCCTTTCTTTTCTTGAAGCAGAAGGCCTGCTTGAACAAGTTCCAGACGGCTTCAAGATAACCTATAAAGGTCGGATGATAATACACCAGGGCGGTTTCTGGAAGATTCACAGAAGACAGCTTTTTGGAAGAATCTGTACTATTGCTGCTGCCATTGCTGGAGTATTTGCCGTTATTCTCCAAATTCTTTTCCATATTTTTTGAATTATAGAGATAGACTTCGGCTGCCTGCCGCTGCCATTGCTTCAGCGAGAGCTTTTCTTCTTTAGTCATTTTTTGCAAAAGTCAAAAATATTTCATACATTTGCAGAAAGGATTGATTGGGCTTCTCATAGTGGGTTTCGGCCCTTCGGGAAGATTTTCAGTCCTTTTTTTATATAATTTTCATGGTATAGACCATTTTTTCGGCTTGGTCCTTTACCTTACATTGGATTGATATTCCGTTATAGGTAGCCTCATAAACCAAGAAATTACATGCATGATGCCTGCCTTCTTCTACCCCAGTCAATGTCGCTGATGGCAGCCACACCCCCACTTTTGTGGATAAATCCATTGTCTCTGCCAAACGACCGTGGCGGACATTCTTTGCAAATGTTTCAGAGAAGAATCGCTTGCTAACGATGAGTTGGTTCCCATCATTGTCAATAACCAGACGTTTTGCCTTTTGCCCGTTGGGTAATGTTATCTCAGGAAGATGCCTGTTAGCCCATTCGTTGGCGGCCATCCTAATGGCATTCCTATCCTCATTTGTCAAAGCGGTGGCAGCCTCTTTCTGCACCATGGACCTTATTATCACACAGGCTTGGCACAGTTGATTAGGCTGGATAGTGTCCGCAAGTTCCAATTTACGTGTGCAAGTATTACATTTGCTGATGGTGTATGGGTTGTAGTCTGGGAAGGTTTTCTGCTGCTTGCCTGGGTTGAATTTGAACATTCCTTTCTTGTCTTTTGCAAGGGCTGCTGCTCCACGCTGCATTGCTTCGTCGTGCGGAGTAGCTTCGTGCATGTATTTGAGAACCTGGACTACGGTGCAGCGGCAGTTCCATCCGTTTGGCGGATAGTAGGAATCCCAGAAAGAGTCTGATGCCGGCAGTGTTACATCATGCAGAGCTGCGTGTTCCGGCCTTACGGCTCCGTCGTTGGCCGTGCGGTACTGGAGGTAGTATTCATCCTCATCCTTGGAGAACTGCTCCCATCTGGCAGCCATATCGGCAGAAGCACCTGCGAAGTTGTACTCTGCCCTGAGGTACCTTTCATTGTATGTCTGGTCAATCTTTTTAACGTCTTTTAAAAACTGGTCAAACGGCTTTTTATTGCCGTTTCCATCCAGAAGTGAAGGGAAGGCCTCATTTAGTTCATGGAAAGTCTTGAATCCACTGAAGATGTAGTCTGATTCCTTGAGGCGGTTCCGCATTGTTTCAGACATTTCAACCTGCATGAAGGCGTTATCCATGACTTGGGCATGACTCTCCGTAAACTTGGCCACCTCCGGGTGGGCCAGCAGTTCAATTCTGAGGGAGGCCCCATCCTCATGGAAGAGGGCTTCCATCATACTCCCAAATTGTTTCTCCAGCATGGAGGTATTGGGAACTTCCCCAATTGCCATGCGTTTGAGTGCTTGAGCCCGTTCATCATCAGAACCCTCCGAAAGGGTAATATTCCGGAGATATGATCCATTGATGATTTCTGGTGGATAGACTTTGCCGCTCAGGATACCAGCCATCAGCTCTGCTTCATATTCTTTTATGGAGGTGGT